CTCTAAAAATTCTCCGGGGGAAGTTTTTTCAGGATGTTTTTAAGGTTAGAGCCGCCAAAACGCTTCCCCGGATGGCTTTGCAGAGGGCATAGCGACTTATTTACAAAGTCCGTGTGATAACCTCCTATTAATTACTCCGATTTGTGCGCTTTCTCGGCCTTTTCTCCCAGTTAAAAGTCCCACAAAAGGCCCTCCTTTCTCGTACAAAGAAGGATTGAAGTGCTTTTGAAGTCGTTGTGCTCTCTACAAAACTATCTGGAAACCTATAGAAAACAAAATAAAACTTTTAGAAAAGGAGTGACGCTATCATGAAGCGATCAGGGACTACTGGGAGCTCTCGTGAACGAACCGATAGCCCAGCTTTAACACCAGAAGCCCGTGAACAACAGCTTATTGCAAAGGCAGAAAGACTAGCTGAGAAGCAACTAGAAGACGGAACAGCCTCTGCCCAGGTGATAACACATTACCTGAAACTCGCAACTACTAGAGAACGAATAGAAAGAGAAATTCTCGAGAGACAAAAGGACCTTATAACCGCTAAAACCGAAGCTCTTCAGTCTGCAGCCAAAATAGAATCGCTGTATGAGGAAGCTATGAACATGTTCAGGAAGTATAGCGGTCAAGAGGATATCGTCAATGATTAGAACGTACTCTGAACTTATTACTTTGCCAACCTTCAACGAGAGATTCAAGTATCTTAAACTTGACGGTAAGGTTGGAAAAGCAACATTTGGTTCAGACAGATTCTTAAACCAGATCTTTTATCAATCATATGAGTGGCGCAAAATCCGAAACGAAATAATAGTACGAGATTTGGGTTGTGACCTTGGAATCGAAGGTCTAGACATCCATTCCAAGATTCTGATTCATCACATGAATCCTATTTCAGCAAAAGATCTTACAGAACGATCAGACTTCCTTATGAATCCAGAATATCTTATATGCACCTGTAAACGAACACATGACGCTATTCACTACGGAGACGAATCAGTTCTATGTGAAGAGCCTGTTGTGCGAAGGCCTGGCGACACTTGTCCGTGGCTCGACTAGAGGAGAAACGTTATGGCTGACTTTAGAATCTATCAGGGAATGGACTCCTCTGAATTTTTAGCTCATTACGGAGTTGGTCATCTTCAGGGTGGTCACAGCGGACGTTATCCGTATGGCAGTGGCAAAAAGAATAAATCAGTTTTTGTCAGTGGATCTTCTAAAACTCAGGATCCGGATTCCGCATATTATAGGGCTAATCTTCCTAAAGCAGTATCTTCTGAACTAGACCGACGAATGAAAAACGGAGATAAGATTCTTGTAGGTGATGCACCAGGAATAGATAGACAAGTTCAGGATTATCTGAATAAGGCTAACTATAACAATGTTGAAATTTATGGCCCTGGAAAATCAGTAAGGTATCAGGCTAATTCCAAATGGAAGAGTAATCCTATAGATGCCCCAGAGTTCGAAGAAGGAAGTAAAGAGTGGCTGGCTAAAAAAGATAAGGCAATGAGCGACGCTGCAGACGAAGGATTGGCAATTATCTTGGATGAAGGAGCTAAGGCCACTAGAAAAAATATAGAAAGACTTCTCGCCGATAATAAACCAGTTCAAGTGTACGAGCTTAATAAAGCTTCTGATGCTCTTGACAAGTGGCTCGATTTTTATGGAGATTATACGCTAAAAGATATAAAGGATAAACGAAATGGCAAAATACAGAAAGAAACCAGTAGTCGTTGAAGCATACCAGACCGACAAGGAAATCGATATTGACACTCTTGAAGGAACGATGCACGCAAGTATCGGCGATTACATTATTACTGGAGTTAACGGCGAACAGTATCCATGCAAGCCAGACATCTTTGAAAGAACATACGAGCCAGTTTTACTATTTTAAAGCACACAACAGTTTTTAAAGTCTTAAAAAGATGGAGGATGTATAAATGTCAATTTACAAAAAGGATATCGATAAGTATCAGAGCATATTAGATAAGATGTCAAGTGGATTCAATTCATTTACGTTTGATACGGTTAACGAAAAAGAAATGCTCATCGAGTTGTTGAAGGACAAAATTAATGATTTAAAACGTATCAATAGCTACTGTGATTATTGGCATAATTGTGGTGATCCTAATTGGGAAGATCCAAGATTGTAACTCTATTTTAAAACATACTTAACACGTTGGAATGCCAATGATTGAAACACAGAAGAAAAAAAAAGAAATCCGCAATCAGATTGAACATATAAGAGAGTTTCTTGAAGCTAATCAGGAAAATTGGTGCATGTACGAAACATTGCGGGACGAACTGCGTCGGTTGGAAATCATGCTTGAACTGGAGAAAGTGATTTAAAGCGTACATATGGGAAACGCATAAGAGCTTCTGTCGTAGAGCAGTATGGTGTACTCGATTTGTTCAAATGCATTTGATAATCGGAGAAATGCCACCCAATATTTATAACTTAAAACACACTTTAAATCAATCCACCAAGGAGGTGACACAAAAATGATCAAGGTAGATGGATATCAGATTACATTACCGGCAGGCGATACGCTTCGCATTGATGTAGGAATCAGAGTCAAAGTCGAAGGCAAATATGTAGACTATGAACTCTCTGAAGGTGACAGGCTTCAATTCACGTTAAAAGAAGATATAACAGACGATTTGCCTATTCTTACAAAGTCTATACCTATCGATACCAAAATCCTTGAACTGTCATCTCAGGAAACAAGCTCCTTGGAGCCAAGAAGAAAGCAGCCATATGCATACGATATAAAATTAATAGCTGCTGACGGAACTGTAGACACCTTTATTAAAGGCAAACTATATATCATTGATTAAGTAGGTGAAACTATGGCAGATGACAATTATTTAAAACTATTTGGTACACTTTCACCTACAAACCAAATTGTCGGATTCCTTGCAAGCGCCTATGTGCGAGGCTATTCAGCTTACGAAATAGCTGTCCAAAATGGCTTCGAAGGAACAATTGAAGAATGGCTATTATCATTGATTGGTCCAAAAGGCGAAAAAGGTGATAAGGGTAACACAGGTGATATCGGACCTGTAGGACCAGCCGGAAACGGCATTCAAAGAGTCAGACTTGAATCTGACTATTCTTTAACGATCTACTTTACGAACGGATCATACGTAAACCTTGGAAACATAAGAGGCGAAAAAGGTGAGAAGGGTGACAAAGGGAATAAAGGAGACAAGGGCGAACCAGGTAAAGACGGAATTAATGGTGCCAAAGGAGTAAAAGGCGATAAAGGAGACAAGGGCGACAAAGGGGATAAAGGTGACCAGGGTGAACCAGGAATTGATGCCGTAAGCCCAACCGCCAGAATAGTTGATACTCCTGGCGGAGCCATGATTTATGTTACAGATGCTCGTGGTACAACTTATTCTCAGATCTTTGATGGAGCAAAAGGGGATAAAGGTGACAAGGGAGATACCTACACCCTAACTCAGGCTGATAAAAATGAAATAGCTGATATAGTAGAACTTGATATAATAAACGATCATGTAGAAACGGTTACGGGTTCAACGCCAGTTATAAACGCCAAAGCAGGAGTCAGGTATATTTGTGGCGAAGTCACTGCATTGAATTTCATACCATCCGCAAATGGTATAAGTGACGTACTGTTTATATCTGGCAGTACTCCAACTATACTAACAATTCCGAGCACGGTTAAATGGACAAATGGATTTGACCCGACAAACCTCGATGTAAATACAACTTATAAACTCACCATTCTTGACGGAATATACGGGATGGTGCTGGCATGGACATAATGGCAATACTTTGATAGAAATTAATAGAACAGGAGGTGATACCATGGCGTTAATGGATAGTATCCTTCTTTCAGTAAAAAAGAAGCTCGGAATTCTTCCGGATTATCATCACTTCGACGATGAGATCATCATGGATATCAACTCCGCATTCTTTATACTGAACACCTTAGGGATTGGTCCTAAGGAACCTTTCAAAATAGAAGACGAATCTGCCGTTTGGACAGACTTCATAGCAGATAAGAAAGTCGAACTCGTTAAGTCGTATGTACCACTTCGGGTCCGGCTTTTATTTGACCCACCGACAACCAGCTATCTTGCCGACTCTATAAATAAGCAGATATCTGAATTCGAGTTCAGGATGCAGGTAACATCTGAAAAAGACTATCTCCCCGAGCCTGACATGAGCGAGATCTACACGGAGGACTACTATGATGACGATGAGTGGTAACGATTTCCGCATGTATGCCGGCGTGGACTTCAGCTCTGAATTTTTAGCTCATTATGGCGTTGGCCATCTGCAGGGTGGTAACAGTGGTAGGTACAAATGGGGCAGTGGGAAGAATCCTAAGCAGAGTTCTGGAAAGCGTGTATTCGTAAGTGGTAGTTCGAAGACGCAGGATAAAGAATCTGGCTACTACAGACAAAAACTTCCTAAAGCTGTAAGACAAGAACTCGACACCAAGATGAAGAATGGCAATACGATCTTAGTTGGCGATGCTCCTGGGATTGACAGGCAGGTTCAGGATTACCTTAAAGAGAAAAAGTATAAGAATGTTGAAGTATACGGTCCTGGTTCTGAAGATGTTCGTTATCAAGCGGATAAGGAATGGAAGAAGAATCTTGTAGACGACCCAGATCATGAGAAAGGATCGTCTGAGTGGTTAGCCGCTAAAGATAAGGCTATGTCCGATGCAGCTGATGAAGGGATAGCTGTTATTCTCGACGAAGGAGCTAAGGCTACTAGAAACAACATTGCCAGACTCATGGATGACGATAAACAAGTTTCGGTGTATGAACTTAACAAAGCACATAAAATGTTTGACAAATGGATTAACGATAATGGCAAGCAGAATATATACATTACCTGTAAGTTAGCGGCTATTGACGAGGAGTATTCAAAGAAAGCCGATGCTATTGGTGCTAAAGTTGACGCTAGAATTTCTCAACTTTTGAATAAGAATCCAGAGTTAGGAATGCTTAGAGAAGGACGAGATGGCTATGAATACGTGCACGAGCTCGTTGCGGCTACTAAAGATCGAAAGCTTAAGGAATTAGTAGATAAAGCGGATGAAGAGAGCTTTGAGCTTGATCGCGAGTGGCACATGGCAAGAGTTGAAGCTCAGAAGGACAGAAAATAGAGGACTTTCAAAATGGCAGACTTTAGAGATTATATAGGCTTAGACCTGACAGGATATCTTATGCATTACGGCGTTGGCCACGAGCATGGCGGACATAGTGGAAGATATCCTTGGGGATCTGGAAAGAGACCGAAGCAGGACAGAGGTGGAAGTAGACAGGACGAAAGAACTGCTACAACGTCTATGAAATTAGACAGTCTACATAAGTCTGCTATTGCTGCTGGGTTTAGACCGTTGTCAAGCCCTGAAACAAGAGAAGAAGCACTTAAGAATTGTAATCCTTACAGAGGGAAGTTTGTTGGTAAAGATAATTGCCTATCGTCAAGTCTATCTGGATACTTTAGGGAACATGGCATCGACTCGAAAGGTAGAATGAGGTTTGATGGCGGAGGATTTGCTGACGAAATCATGAACAATGCTACAACGAATAATCTTAAGCGATGTGACAGAGTCGTATTCGATCCAGGAGAAGAAGCAACTGCTATTACAAAAGCTATATCCAGAATGTATGGCGAGAACTCGGCAGGATTAATTATGGTTCGTTGGCAAGGTGGTGGCGGTCATGTTTACAACTTTGAAACTAAAGGCGGAAAAGTTCGGTTCATCGATTACCAGTCCGGGCAAACTGGAAAAGTAGTAGATGAATATTTGGGTCGTGTTGACACTCGTGAGCCAGTTGTACTGTACAGACTCGATAACGCTGAGCTTGATATGAGTAAACTTAAGAAATATTTAAAAGCTTCCTGAAAGGTGGTGGCATAGATGATCGAAAATTTAGAGCAACTACTCAGGTCTGATATCATTTCTGTCGCCGAAGATGGTGGCTTTTTTTATGTCCGAGTGAAACCAGACGGTCCTTATGACAACACCATCTGGAAAGTAAATAAGCGAACCGGACAAGTAACATACATGATGCTCACAACATTCTTTGGGATAGAAGACCGTACGGTGGGCTCCAATAGAAACAAGTTAGTGAGGTACTTTCAAAATGAATGACTTTAGAATCTATCAGGGAATGGACTTCTCTGGCTTTCTTGTTCACTACGGCGTAGGTCACCTTCAGGGTGGGCATTCTGGAAGATTTCCTTGGGGTAGTGGCGAGAATGGCGGTGGTGCCACCCGTTCTGCCAGGGATAGATACAAAACAGCAAAAACTAACTATAAGACTGCCAAGAGAGCCCTTAGAAAAGCCGAAAATCGATATGACGATGTAAGTGAAAATAATCTAAGTACATCATCAGATAAGAGAACTGCTCAAAGAGATGTGAATAGACGGTCCAGAGCTCTCGATGCCGCTGAGGTCGAATTCAGGAAAGAGAAGGCACGCCTTAAAGAGGCAAGGGCAAATCAGAGAGAAGAGCGTCGTCAAAATAGAGAGGCAGAAAAAGATAATGCTGCTTCTAAAGATGAACGAAAGCATCTTTTGCTAAATAAGAGGCTCAATGCCATGGAAGATTCCTTAGAAAATGTTTCTAATAAACAGATAGGAAAATTAAGTGACAAAGAGCTGAACGATAGAATTAATCGATTGAGACAAGAAGATACGTATCGGCAGCTTATAGGACAAAAAACTTTAGGCCAGCTTAGACGTGAGCAGGATGCATCTAAGGAAATGGCAAAGGATACGATGAAGAGTCTTGTCCAAGGGACATTAAGAGACCTTGTTTCAAAGGTAATAATACCGACTGCTACTGGACATGTCTTATATACTCTTGCACAGAATAAGGTCAATAAAGAGAATGCCGCCATTAAAGAATATAATCTTAAGAATCCGAACGATCAGAAGAAATTGCTTGCGGATGTAGATTACATTTCGACGGTGTTTAAGGATATAAAGCGTAAAGAGAACAAGGATAAGATCGATCTGCCGTTTACAATGAAAACTGCTGAAGATATTCTGAATAGAATTAAAGCAGGACAAGGAACGCCAAAAGACGTAGAGGACGCCAATAAACTTATCAATCAGATTCAGAATATAGAAAGGTTGGCAAAAGGCCTTGGCGGTGGCGGCAAAAAGAACTAAAACATATGAGTCTATCAAACACCGCTGTGCCTAAGTATTACGGACGGTTCCGGGAAGACGTAATTAGCGGAAAAATACCGGTATGTAGAGAGATAGCTATGGAGATGAATCGCATCGATGCTCTCATAGCAAGCCCAAGATACTACTACGACGATCAGGCAGTAGAAGGGTGGATCGCCTTTTGTGAGAATGAGCTGACACTTACAGATGGAACAGATATGTTTCTCCTTGACAGCTTCAAACTTTGGGGCGAGCAGATCTTCGGATGGTACGAATTCATAGAGAAGCAGGTGTACGTTCTTGGGACTGACGGTCGTCCAGGAAGACACGAGTGGAAGATAATAAAAAAGAGACTTATAAATAAGCAGTATCTAATCGTTGGACGAGGTGCGTCTAAGTCCACTTACTGCTCTACAATTCAGAATTATTTCTTAAATGTTGATCCATCTACTACTTACCAAATCACCACCGCTCCTACAATGAAGCAAGCAGAAGAAGTGCTATCACCAATTAGAACAGCAATAGTGAGATCCAGAGGTCCTTACTTTAAGTTCTTAACTGCTGGCTCCCTTCAAAATACAACTGGCTCAAGAGCCAATAGAACACATCTTGCTTCGACAAAGAAAGGCATCGAGAATTTCTTTACAGGCTCACTTCTTGAAATAAGACCAATGAATATTGATAAGCTTCAGGGACTTAAGACAAAAATATGCTCAGTTGATGAGTGGCTATCTTGTGACATACGGGAAGACGTTATAGGTACTCTTGAGCAGGGATGCACGAAGCTTCCTGATTATCTTATACTTGCAGTTAGCTCTGAGGGAACAGTAAGAAACGGCCCTGGCGATACGATTAAAATGGAGCTTACGGACATTCTAAAAGGAGAATATCCGAATCCTCACGTATCTATCTGGTGGTATAAGCTTGATGACGTAAAAGAAGTAAATGTAAGAAATAGAGACCTGTGGCTTAAAGCAAATCCGAATATAGGCAAGACCGTTTCAATGGAAGCTTATGAGCAGGATGTCGAAAGAATGCAGCATGAACCTGCGACTAAAAACGACATCTTAGCGAAGAGATTTGGCATTCCGTCAGAAGGCTTCACATACTTCTTCACTTATGAGGAAACCCTTCCTCACAGAAAAAGAGACTATTGGCAATTGCCGTGTAGCGTAGGAGCAGACCTTTCACGAGGCGACGACTTCTGCGCTTTTACTTTCTTGTTTCCGCTTCCTTATGAAAAGTTTGGAATCAAGACAAGAAGTTACATAACAAGCAACACCCTTATGAAACTGCCTCCGGCTATGAAACACGAATACGATAAGTTCATAGAAGAAGGCAGTCTTGTAATCCTAGAAGGCACCGTTCTAGATATGAACGAGGTTTATGAGGATCTTGATGCTCATATCTTAAAAATGCAGTACGACACAAGATGCTTAGGCTTTGACCCATACAACGCTCGTGAATTCGTGCAGAGATGGGAGTCTGAGAACGGTCCTTTTGGTGTTGAGAAAGTTATACAGGGTGCTAAGACCGAATCAGTTCCTCTTGGCGAACTTAAGAAACTTGCGGCAGACAGATGCCTTTTATTTGATGAGGAGCTTATGAAATTCTGCATGGGCAACTGCATAACTCTTGAAGACACTAATGGCAACAGAAAGCTATATAAGAAGAGAGCAGATCAGAAGATAGATAACGTTGCGGCTCTTATGGACGCTTTCGTTGCTTATAAGGTAAACAAGGATCTGTTTGATTAACTGGAGATTTCAAAATGGCAGACTTTAGAGAATACCAAGGAATAGACTTTTCTTCAATGTTTCTGGTGCATTACGGAGTTGGACACGAGAACGGTGGACACAGTGGAAGGTACGCTTGGGGCAGTGGAGAAAAGCCAATGCAGGACTCGCCACTGGACAAGGGATCCCCTTCCAAGCCTTATAGATATGTGCACTCGAAATCAATTGAGAATCAGGCGCACTATTATGCAAAAAAACTTTCAGAAGGAAAGATCACTATCGAGACAATACACTATGCTAAAGCGGCTGTATCAGAGTCAAATCCTTACTCGCGTAATTTAACGGGAAAAGAAAAAGCCAAACTTAATCGTGACGAAAAGGATGCGAAAGTCATGACTGTCAAAGCTGATAATCACGAGAATAGGCCACACGCTAGAACTAAAAAAATAGCAGAAGGAACGGCAGAAGTTAAGTTGCAGCAAGCTGGAGCAAGTAACCAGTATTTACCGTCACTATACGGTACAACAGCATACCAGAACTATGTTCCTGATCCATCTCCTTGGGTGCAGGATGTTGATCTGCCTACTCTTCCAGGAACTCCGAATAATGTTCAACAGCCTGACTCATACCCTATGACTTTTAATTCACAACAGGAGTTAGATTCGTACTTTAAGCCAATAAATGATAGTCTTGGATCACATCTTAGGCAGGAGAAAAAGAGGCGGGATGAGATAGAGAAGAAGTTAAACAGTCCGGTTACGAAGCTTGTCTTAGGAATGGCAAAGGTCGCCGATAAAGTAGTAAATGCATTAAAGCGTTTGAAGAATGTTGTCGTTTCTTGGTTCAAGCATAGTGATGAAGGCTTTTATTTGGTACATAAGCACGATAATGCAGATGTGTACAAAGGTGTTGACTATAGAAGTCACTATATAAAGCATCGCGAAAAGAAGCATTATAGAACGTATTACAGAGGGATTTCAAAATGGCAGACTTTAGAGAGTATATAGGGGTGGATTATAGCCAGGAGTTTCTGATCCACTATGGCGTTGGCCATGACAAAGGCGGACATAGCGGAAGATATCCGTGGGGTAGCGGCGATAGACCACGGCAGAGAGGCTATGGCTCATCCACAAATAAAGATGTAGTGCGTAGACATAAGGAAACAGCTAGGGGCTATCAGAAAACACTGCGCCGTCTTGAGAATAAGAGGGTTCAAAAGAAGAACTTCGGAAAAGACGACGAGGCCAAGGAATTAGATAGACAGATCAAAGACACCATATCGGAATTAGAGTCTCGCGGATATACTCTTAATTCAAAAGAGATAAAGAAATACATCGACCACGGAGAGGTTGCGGTTGGATATATTTTAGCCGGTCGCGTTGGAGCCATAATAGCACAGAGTATATATGGAGATAAGCATACTGAGGAATCTAAACGATATAGCGTCAGAACTCCAGAAAAGGCCAGAATCGACGAAGCAAAAGCTAAAGAAAAGAAGCTCTTAGATGAGTACTATGATGCATCAGATAAATTAGAAGGCATGAGCAAGGATAACCCGAAATGGGAATCTATGCGTAAAGAAGTAGAGGCTAAACAAAAGGCTGCAAACGGCGCTATGATCGACAGGGCAAGAGTTCAATATCCAAATGATTCCGATGAAAAGATTGCTAAGCGGTTAGGCTTTCCGGTGGATGAAGTCAGAAAAAATAAACGATAAGTTTAAAGAACAATAAATTGACGAGGTAATTCAAAATGCCAAATACATTTACTGAAAGGCTAAGAAACGCCTGGAACGCATTCACATCCAGAGACCCGACTGAGATGCCAAACTACTTCTATGGGTCGTCTTATAGGCCAGACAGAAGAACGACGTTTATAGCAAACGATGGCTCTATTATAGACATGATAAAGAATCGTATTGCTGTAGACGTAGCTCAGGTTGATCTAAGGCATGTACGAAAAGATGAAGAAGGTAACTATAAAGAAGACATGCCTTCACAGCTGAATCAGATCTTTTCTGTATCTGCAAACATAGATCAAACTGGCAGGGCATTCATTCAGGATCTTGTACAGTCACTTTTCGATGAAGGTGTGATTGCTGCAGTTCCTATTGATACAGATAAGAATCCATCTGACGGGACATTCACTATCGAGTCTATTAGAGTAGGACAGATAGTTGAGTGGTACCCGTATCATGTGAGGGTTAAAGCATTTAACGAGATAACAGGACAGAAGGAAGAGCTCGTTGTGCCAAAATGGTCAACTGCTATCATCGAAAATCCGTTCTATTCCGTTATGAATGCTCCAAACTCAACGCTTCAGAGGCTTGTAAGAACACTTAGAAACTTAGACGTTCTAAATGATCAGAACGCTTCTGGCAAAATGGATTTGATTATTCAGCTTCCTTATTCCCTTAAGTCTCCACTTAAACAACAGCAGGCAGAGGGAAGAAGAAAGCAGATAGAGATGCAACTTGTAGGTTCAAAGTATGGCATTGCTTACATTGATGCTGCAGAGCATATAACCCAGCTTAATCGACCAGTTGAGAATAACCTTTGGAAGGAAGCACAAGACCTAACGGCTATGCTGTTCAACCAGCTAGGACTCACACAGGCGATCTTTGATGGGACAGCTGACGAGAAGACCATGACGAACTATTACAATAGAACAGTCGAACCGATTCTCGCTGCTATTGCTGAAGAAATGGAGAGGAAGTTCCTCACACCTACAGCAAGAACTCAGCATCAGGCAATCATGTACATACGAGACCCCTTTAAGCTTGTATCGGTTACGGATATAGCTCAGATAGCGCAGACATTTATTTCCAACGAGATTATGTCCTCTAATGAAATCAGGGCAAAAGTTGGACTTAAGCCAGTTAACACGAAAAGAGCTAACGAACTTATTAACAAACAGATTAATAAGATTGATGAAGGCATGGGTCAAGCTCCAGTCACTAATCAATCTGAAGCAGATATTCAAAATGCCGGTAATTCCGAAGTAACAGAACCGGCTGAGAATGCGGAAAGGACAACTTAATATGGGAGCAGAACGTTACGATTTTTGTGGATACGCCACAAAGAACGATCTTTTATGCGCAGACGGCAGAACAATTCGCCGTGATGCATTTAAAGGCTGTGACGGCCTAACTGTTCCTCTTATTTGGAATCACCGCCATGACGATCCTGAGATGGTAATTGGCCATGCTCTACTTGAGAATCGTCCTGACGGTGTTTTTATGTATGGCAAACTTAATGACTCCGAAAAAGGTCGGGCCTGTAAAAAGATCCTTGAGAATGAAGATATCAAGGGTCTTTCTATTTGGGCAAATCAGCTGAAACAGAAAGCCGGAGACGTTCTCCACGGTGTCATACGTGAGGTGAGTCTTGTGCTTGCCGGGGCGAATCCTGGAGCGATCATCGACTTTTCTCTTTCGCACGCTGACGATGGGTCTGACGGCGAAGTGTATGCATACCTTATTGGCGATGAGTATACCGAACTGAAACACGGGGACATTGAGTTTGAACCTCATACGAAAGAGGAAGAAAAAGGGCAGGAGGACGAGGCCATGAATGAAGAGCTGTATCATGCAGACGACAAAGAGGAAGAAACTTCAAAATCGCCGAGAAAAGAGCGGACGATTGAAGAGATCTTTAACACATTAACCGATGAGCAGAAAGAAGCTGTTTATGCGATCTATGCTGCTATGTCCGCAGACGATTCCAAGAGAGCAACAAAAGCCCAGGATGACGATGAAGACAAAGAAGATGATGACGAAGACGAAGATGGAGGAAAAGGAACCATGAAGCACAACGCTTTCGAAAACGAAGAACCTAACAACGTACTCACTCAGGCAGATTTCGACGATATCATGAGAGATGCCAAGAGACTGGGATCCTTCCGTGAAGCTATGCACGCTGCTATGGAAGATGGCGGAGTACTTGCTCACTCTATTTCCGGTCCGGACAGCTATGGCATCAGCCGTGGTGTAGCTCCTGAATCCGGAAAAAGATATGGAATGTATGAAGCAGGGATGCTGTTCCCGGATTACAAAGCAATTTCTGAAACACCCGATTTTATTAAGCGCGACACCAGCTGGGTTGCTGACGTAATGGCATCTGTAAAGCACCTGCCGTTCGCCCGAATCAAATCCTTGCATGCTGATATCACTGCTGAAGAAGCACGTGCACTGGGATACATTAAAGGTAATCTTAAGAAAGATGAATTCTTCACACTTATTAAGAGAACCACTGATCCGAAGACGATCTACAAGAGACAGACTATGGATCGTGACGACCTCATCGACATCACCGGTTTTGATGTAGTGGCATGGATTCGCGCCGAGATGAAAGAAATGCTAAACGAAGAGATCGCTCGCGCAATCTTAATTGGAGATGGCAGAAATTCATCCTCTCCGGACAAGATTCCTGAAGCTAACATTCGTCCGATTGCTACTGACTCTGAACTGTATTCTGTCAAAGTTCCGGTTACTGTCGCTACTGGCAGTACTGTCGCTGAGAGCCTCATTGAAGCTGCAATCAGAGCTCGTAAGAACTACAAAGGAACCGGTAACCCTGTTCTTTACACAACTGAAGATATGCTCACCGATATGCTGCTTATCAAAGACGGCATTGGCCACTATATGTATCCGACAGCTGATGCTCTTGCTACAGCACTTCGTGTTCGCAAGATTGTCACTGTTCCGGTTATGGAAAATGCTACTGTTCCGATCACTACTACTTCCGGAAGCTCCAGCACTACCACGAATCAGATCCTGTACGGTGTAATCGTAAACCTTAACGACTACTCCGTTGGTACTGACAGAGGCGGCCAGATCACTGCGTTTGACGACTTCGATATCGACTACAACCAGGAGAAATACCTGATTGAAACCAGACTGTCTGGTGCTCTTACGAAGCCGTACTCTGCACTGGTTCTTCATGCACCTGTAGAATAATTGATACTTTCAAAATGGAGTGAAGTTAGTCATGGCTAAGTATTACGGATTCGTTGGATATGCAGAGATGCAGGAGACTGCTCTCGACGTTTGGCAGGAAGTAATTGTTGAACGAGAGGCAATTGGGGATGTGCTTAAGAATACAAGACGCTGGGTTGGTGACGACCACTTAAATGATGATCTTGTTATCAATAACAAACTTTCCATTCTGGCGGATCCGTACGCTTACCAGAACTTTCATTCTATAAGGTACGCCACATACATGGGAACAAAATGGAAAGTTACCAATGTAGAAGTGGCGTACCCAAGACTGATACTCGATTTAGGAGGTGTCTACAATGAGCAGACCAAGACAGGGGCTGAGTGAGCTTCTTCATACTTTCTGCGACAATGTGTACTTTCAGCCTCCTAACGGGTACCAGCTTACCTATCCTTGTATAATTTATAAACGGAAGACTGGCGATACGATCTATGCTGATAACTTACCGTACAGATATGAAAAAGCTTATACGATAACGGTTATAGATCCAGATCCGGATACTCCTATTCCGGACAAAATTGCCATGCTTCCAATGTGCAAAGAGGATAGGTTCTTCACATCAGATAACTTAAATCACTATGTATTTTCTATTTATTATTAAGGAGGATAACCTAATATGGCTGCATTAGTATGGGATGATACCGGAAATAAAAAGTTCGAAACTGGTACTAAAAATGGCGTTCTGTTTGTAGCTGATCCTACTCAGCCGAATGGATACGCTGCTGGTGTTGCATGGAACGGCCTTACCGCTGTAACCGAAAGTAACTCCGGTGCAGAAGAGACAGCTCTTTGGGCAGACGACATTAAATATGCTTCCCTTCGTTCTGCAGAGGAATTCGGAGCTACAATCGAAGCGTATCAGTGCCCGCCGGAATTCTATCAGTGCGATGGTTCTGCATCTATCGCTGACGGAGTCACGATCAATCAGCAGGGTCGTAAGAGCTTTGCATTCTCCTACGTTACTACTATCGGTAATGACGTTAGTGGAACAGACTACGGCTATAAGATTCATATCATCTACGGTGCTACAGCTTCTCCTTCCGAAAGGGCATACCAGACTATTAACGATAGCCCGGATGCTATAACTTTGTCTTGGGAGATTACGACTACACCGGTTAATGTCAAGAATCATAAGCCTACTGCTCACCTTATTATTGACTCTACGCTTGTCGATCCGACTAAGCTCAATGCATTCAAAGAGGTTCTTTACGGATCTTCAAGCTCTTCGTCAGCGATCATGCTTCCGGATGCTATTGCCCAGATGTTCGAATAATGATCTAATTTTTAAAGGGGCTGCTCTTTACGAGTGGCCTCTTTTTATGGTATAATTTCAAAATAACTGTATTCAAGCATTTAAGCGAGGTGGTTACTATGAAAATTATACCTGTAGAATGTCCTAAGTGTGGGGCAGGCTTCGACATTGAAGAAGGACGAAAGACTTGCTTCTGCCAATATTGTGGAACTAAAATCGCTGTGGACGATGGCATAAACAGAACAGTGAACACCAGCATAATCCGCGACGAGGCAAAAATAAAAGAGCTGGAACTTAGAGAGAAGCAGTTAGAGTTAGAAGTAGAGAAAGAGCGGTTGAAGCAGAAAGATAGAAAAAAGAATTTCGTTGTAAATGCTATTCTTATATCTCTTGGCCTTTTTATCGTGATGATTGGCTATAACACTAATAATTCTTCCATTTTGGTTGCTGGCTTTATAGCCGTACTTGCTCCAATAGTTGCCACTATAATTCGAAGTATACTTGAATAATAAAAAAAAAACAATTACTATGACTTTCGATGATACATACTCGGAAGTCTTTTTTTTTTATGCAAAAGAAAGGGGACTATTATGTTTAAACTTCCACTTACTTATCTTGACTATTCTGGAAAAGAACAGACCAGGGACTTTTACTTTAACTTGACAAAGGGTGAGATTGCAGAAGTGCATTGGTCTCTTCCAGGAGGCATTGACGGCTTTCTTGAAACCCTTAATGGCAGTCCGGAAGTTGCAGAAGTTATCAGCGTGTTTAAGACTCTTATTCTTAAATCATATGGCAAGAGAACCCCGGACGGCAAGTTCTATAAGTCTAAAGAACTTTCTGAGGAATTTGCAGCTTCAGATGCATACTCTGAATTGTTCCTGAAGTTCTTGGACAACGAAGACGACTTTGTAAATAAATTCCTTGAGGGAACCATTAGCGCTCCGGTCGGAACTATCCACAAACTTCTGGAGGAGAACCCTAAGATCGACGAAGTTAAAGAGGCTTTCTCAAGCGAATTGTAAGATAGAGGAGATTAAAGAATGCCAAAGAAGATAACTATTCCTGCTAATGAAGATCTATGGGATGAAGCCAATGAAAGGTTTATTTCGTTTAAAGGACAGACGCTGGTTCTGGAGCATTCTTTAATCTCAATTTCAAAATGGGAGATGAAGTATAAGAAGCCGTTCATCACCGAGGATAAGATGAGCGTTGAGGAGTTCATTTACTACATAAAGTGCATGACTCTCAATCAAGTTGACGATTTTGCTTATAACTTTATTACTCCTGAGAATATACAAGAGATCGAAGAGTACATCGCTGATCCAATGACTGCTACTACTATAACTGATCTTAAGCACAATTATAAGAAAGAAGTCATTACCAGCGAGATCATATATTATCAAATGCTATCTTTTGGCATACCTGTTGAATTCGAGAAGTGGCATCTTAATAGACTCATAACACTTATACGCGTGTTTAGTATCAAGGGCGGAGGAGAAAAGAAGATGACCAGATCTGAGGCAGCTATGTTTCAGAGAGCAGTAAACGATCAAAGACTAGCAAAGCGCAGGAAGAGGTGATTGAAGTGGCTCTTGTAAATATTAGCCATAAAGGCAGTTTTTCAAAGACACTTCAATTCCTTAGAAAAAATTCTGTGATAAATTCCATTCTTGTAAAAAAGATGGAAAAATACGGTCAAATGGGAGTAGATGCTTTAGCACAAGCTACTCCCAAGAGGACCGGTTTAACCGCTGCATCGTGGGGATATGAGATACACAGTAGTAAAGACGGGATAGAGATTGTTTGGACGAATAGTAACGATAATCACGGTGTTTATATAGCCGTTCTAATACAATACGGACATGCCACACGAAACGGTGGATATGTGCAGGGAATTGATTACATTAATCCAGCAATGAAGCCCGTTTTCGAGGAAATAGCAAAGAACGCTTGGATGGAGGTGATTTCCGATGAGTAATGTAGAAGAGAGAATAGTTCAGCTTACTATGAATAGTAAGGACTTTGAACGAAACACTAAAACTTCTATAGCAGCTCTTGAGAAGTTAGATGAGGCTTTAAGGCTCACCGGATCCAAGCAGTCTATGAAGGAGCTTCAAGCATCAGTAAATAATGTTGACTTTTCTAAGCTTTCTAACAGTGTAGATAAAATTAATAGAAGGTTCTCAGCATTTGGAATTGCTGGAGCTACTGTTATTGCCAACCTTACGAACAGAGCCACTGACTTCGGGATTAAGATGCTCAATTCTATTAATCCTGTCACGCAATCAATAAAGCTGCTTAACCAGGGTATTAATCAGATAAAGACCGGAGGTTGGACTAGAGCTACAAAGATCGATAAAGCCCAATTCAAAATAGAAGGCCTTGGAGAAGATTGGGAGAAAGTATCACAGCGTATTGACTACGGCGTTAGTGAAACGGCATACGGCTTCGATCAGGCGGCTAATGCTGCAGCTCAGCTTGTGGCGTCTGGCGTCAAAATGAGTGACGTTTGGGACGAAAATAACATTGATGATCTGGGCGTTTCACTGCGTGCAATTTCTGGCGTTGCGTCGATGACCAGTGCAAACTACGATCTTTTAGCTGATATTTTCGTAGATGCTGCTGCGGCAGGAAAAGTTACGGCTGACACATTCAATCGAATCTCTGCTCAAGGTCTTAATGCGAAAGCAACACTTGCCAAAGCTTTAGACAAAACACAAGCCGAAATCGACGAAATGTCTCGAAAAGGACAAATTAGTTTTCAAGAGTTTGCTAAAGCCATGGATGAGGCTTATGGCGATCAGTCCAAAAAATCTAATAAGACCTTTGAAGGCTCGTTCGACAACATGAAGGCGGCTTTAAATCGAATAGGCGCAGAGTTTGCCTTTCCAATTAGAAAAGCAGGAACGCAGATATTCAATGCGACGAGGCTTCAACTTAATGCATTCAAAAAACTATTAGGCAGTACCACTGACGACGTTGAGGACGACTTTGTAGATAAATTTGCAAAGGTAGTCGCAAAGGGATCCGATGCTATAGACAGATTTATAAGTTCTATACCAGTAGATTCTTTTAAAGCTATTATAGACTATGGAAGCCAAGCTTTGGACACTATCCTTGGTGTGATAGACGGTATCAATACTTTTATGGATACTGTTCCGTGGCTTGCTAAAAAGGAAGAAGAACAGGTTAAAGATACTACAGATGCAGTTAAAGCTGGCGTCGATGCTGAAGCTAAGATATTAGAACTTGCCAATCAGGTTATACGAGGAGACTTTGGAAACGGAGAAGAGCGTGTTCAAGCTCTCGGCAAGATGTATAAGCTTATACAGAATAAAGTAAATGAGATTTATGGCGATCCAAAAAGATATGAACTTGAGGCCGACGAAACTGCAGAAGCACTTTTTGGTGTAGGAGAAGGTGCTGAGCAAGCAGCTAAAAATGTTATTAAACTCCACGAAGCTCAAGAAGATCTAACCGTTGTTAAGGATATGGGCGTATGGGGTTCTTTTAAGAACGTTTCAAACACTGAAAAAGCTACTACGGCTATTGAAGGCTTTAAAGCAGCATTAGAAGTTCTTGGAAGGACTGCTGCTTCAATAGGTACTGGAGCAAAGGATCATATAATTGACTTCGGGAAAAGTATAGGTCAAGCTTTTCTTGACGCTGGATATAGCATAGGTAACTGGATAATTAATTTTAGAACCTGGCTTGACGAATCTGGAGCATACGAAAAAATCTCAAACAAAATAAGTGAAGTCACTGGCTGGATAGTTGATAAGCTTAAAGTTATTGGCGGGCTTGGAAAGAAAGCATTCGGTCTTATAGGAAACGCAGTCGGTAAGGCGTGGACAGCTATTGGCCAGTTACGTGAAAGGATCGGTGAGTTCTTTACATCGTTTAAGAATACCGAGGGCTACACTAGACTCAGCGACACTTTTACTAAAGTACGAGATAAAGTACTAGAAGCAAAGGAGACAATAGTTACTGCCATTTCTGACGCCATAACGAGATTCATGGGGACAGAAATTAAGCTTCCAGAATTCGATGCGGATGCATTCGCCTCTTCTGTTAGCGATAAAGTAACATGGGTCTTGGACCATCTTGAAAGCATCAAAAACACAATAACTACTTTCTTCGTTGGAACTGGCGAAGAAGGAAATGGCGGATTATTTGGATTCATTCAAGACGCTTTAGGCAGCCAGACGTTCCAAGATGCTGTCAATTGGGCCAACACGTCGTTAAGCACACTGCATCAGAACATTCTTAACTTTATTCATTCGTTAACTGGCGAGACTGTTCCAACAAGATCGGTAGACAGTTCTATTGAACTGCTTGAAGAAGAGAAAACCATCGGTGAGTACCTTTCTCCGCATCTTCAAAATGTAATAGATACACTTACGGGCTTTAAGGATAATTTAGTCGAAGTAGGGCAAATGATTGCTGATGCCATACCTGGCATGTTAAGATCTATAGTTGAGGCATTCACCGGCTCTTCGTCTTCGGTGATTGATGCTGTGCAGTCACCTTTTGAGACTATTAAAGAAAAAATACAAACATTTATAAACGGTATTTCAGACGCGGTTTCTTCTTTAGCTGATTATTTGCCAGACTCGTTGTCCGATGTGATAGATGTAATTCATAATGTGGTAGACACCGTTAAAGACTTTGCCAAGGATATAGCCATAATAGGGATATTTAAAGGCATATGGAACTTTTCTGGCATTCTAGGTGGCGTGAGCAAAATAACAAAAAATGGTAGTAAAGTTGTTAAAGCAGTAGCTAAGTTTGTAGATAAAGCTGCGAAGTTGCCAGATAAGATCGGAAACTTTATAGATGCCGTTGGGAAGAGCTTAAAGACGTTAGCTAAGTCTGAGGCAAGACTTAGAAACGCTAAAGCGCTTCTATTAGTATCTGCGTCTCTCGCTATTCTTGTTGGCGTGATTTACGCCATAGCTCAGCTTAAGCCGTCTGAATTATATCGTGGATTAGCAACCATAGGAATTCTAGCGATAATACTTGGTGCATTATTTGCTGTTTTAGGCTATTTCTTCGGGCATAAAGAGGCAACTAATATAGACAAAGCTCCTACACAGCTGTCAGATGCGCTTGAAGCTTGTAAAGCTATCTTCAAGGATTTTCTTAAGAATATATCAAAAGCTGCTCTTATCACTTCGATAGGCATTACCATCGGCCTTATTGCCGGAGTCATAGTGACGCTTGGGTCCATGGATTGGAATGCCGCATTAAAAGGCGTTGGTTTCTTAGCATTAATTCTAGGCGGATTACTTGGATCAATGTACATTCTTGGGAAAATAGGAGGAGACGATAAGAGCAAAATTACTGCAAGTATGGCTATTACGATGCTATTTCTTGCTTTTGCTGTTAGATGCCTTGCAGGAACCATTCAGAAGCTTGGCCGCATGGATACCAAAGTGTTGCTCAAGGGCGGTATGGTGGTAACTGTTCTTATGCTTGTTCTGTCTAAAGCAGTAAAGGACATGAATAATGTTTCCGCTACTTCAAAAAAAGGCAGTGGCATCGGAACAGTTTTAACCATTGTAGCGATGATGATTGCCCTAGCAACCCTTGGAAAACAGATAGATAAACTTGGGTCAATGGATTCCAAGAAGCTGCTTAAAGGTGGCATAGCTGTAACTGCTCTTGTGCTACTTATTAAGTCAATAGTTAAGTCACTTGGAAAAGTACAAGGAGCACAAGTGACTGGTCTTTATAGTCTATCCCTTTTAATATCCGTACTCGTTGGTTCTTTGATGCTATTAGGCAGTATGAAACCGTCCGTGCTACTTCGTGGGACTTTAGCATTAGCTGGCATAACAGCCATGATAGCGGTACTCACGCACGTTACTGGCAAGATTAATCTAAAAAAGAACTCGTACATGCCAATACTTAGTATGGTCGCGGTGCTCGGAGCTATAGCTTTTGCCATTAAAACCATTTCAAAAATAGATCCTAAAAGTTTAAATGTTTCAACAAAGTCCATTCGAAAAGTACTTAGATCTTTATCCTTATTGTCCTTTACCTCTGGAAGGTTTAATAAAGGGGCAAAATGGAAGTCTATCGCTGCAGGATATCTTGGCTTATCGTTTGTGCTTACTTCCATCGCCATCGTTTTTCAGGCGTTAAGCGGAATGGATCCAAGTAAAATGCTGACTATTTCGCAAGCAGTTTCTGCAATGATCGTTTCTTTAAGCGCTGTCACTGCATCTATAGCACTACTTGGAGGGGATTCGTTAGGGGTTGTCGGCACTGTTAAGTCTGTATTGGCATTTGATATCGTACTTGCCAACATCGTTGCAATCGAAGCACTTGCCGCCGCCGTTAACGACAAGTTCCCAGATTTGGCATCTTTTCTGAAAAAAGGTGCTCCACTTCTTCAAGAGATAGGTCGCACTATTGGATCCTTAATAGGTGGATTTTTAAGCGGTGCTTTGTTTGAGCCAATAGCAAATAACTTTTCAGGATTTGATGAAGGATTCACTAACTTTTCAACTGCGATATTAAATCTTATAGATGCCGTTGGAGGGGATGAAGGTATCGATTCTGCGATAAGTTCGTTAGAGGGATTGGAAGGGCTTATTGGAGTTCTTAGTAGAATTGGCCTCGAATCGTTCTTCGCAAATGTTGTTGGAGGAATGGCCAATCCTCAAGGAACTGCAGATTTTGTCAACGATCTTGCTGAGCTTGCTCAGCCCTTATACAAGCTTGCCTTGGCATTTGAAAGAATTACTGTCGATGGTGAGATCGTAAGTGTTGATCCGAACGAACTTAAAGAGAAGATGATAGTCATACAGGCTATAGTTAGTGCCTTGAATGCAGTTACTTGGGGAACTGCGCTAACAAGCTTAGGGATTTCATTTGCTGACAATGGCTTGGCTGGGCTTATAGGACTAGCTAACGGAAACACGAATTTTCTCGCACAGTTAAATAAAAATAGCGCTCTTAATAAAATTAAAGCATTCGTTGAAGAGTTAACCGCACTTGCTCCGGATTTATATGATTTAGGATTTGCATTTTCACAGATAAAGACTAAGACAGATACCAATGGAAACGCTTATACAATAGCTTCTGAAGATATCGAACCTAAAGTAAAGGCTATAGGTGCTATTGTATCTGCTATAGGCAATGTATCATGGTCTGCTGCTTTTACTACCTGGGGAATAGATACTGCTAATAATGACCTTTTTGGCTTAATAGGACTTAGTCAAAATAATACGTTTTTGTCTTCGCTAAATCAGCTAGGTGATCTAAGCGCAGTTGGAAAGATAAAGACATTTGTTACGAAATTGCAGACATTGGCTAATCCGCTGTATGACTTAGCTTACGCATTTTCACAGATAAAGACTAAGACAGATGCCAACGGAAACGCTTATACAATAGCTTCTGAAGATATCGAACCTAAAGTAAAAGCTATAGGCGCTATTGTATCTGCCATAGGTAATGTATCATGGTCTGCTGCTTTTACTACCTGGGGAATAGATACGGCTAATGGCAGCATCACAGGATTGATAGGACTTAGTCAAAATAACACGTTTTTGTCTTCGCTAAATCAGCTAAGTGATCAAAGCGCGGTTGGAAAGATAAAGACATTTGTTACGAAATTGCAGACATTGGCTAATCCGCTGTATGAATTAGCCTACGCATTTTCACAGATAAAGACTAAGACAGATGCTAATGGAAACGCTTATACAATAGCTTCTGAAGATATAGAACCTAAAGTAAAAGCTATAGGTGCTATTGTATCTGCCATAGGTAATGTATCATGGTCTGCTGCTTTTACTACCTGGGGAATAGATACAGCTAATAACGGCATCACAGGATTGATAGGACTTAGTCAAAATAATACGTTTTTGTCTTCGCTAAATCAGCTAAGTGATCAAAGTGCAGTTGGAAAGATAAAAACATTTGTTACGAAATTGCAGACATTGGCTAATCCGCTGTATGAATTAGCCTACGCATTTTCACAGATAAAGACTAAGACAGATGCCAATGGAAACGCTTATACAATAGCTTCTGAAGATATCGAACCTAAAGTAAAAGCTATAGGTGCTATTATATCTGCTATAGGCGAAGCGTCATGGATGTCAACATTCGCTAGTTGGGGTATTGACGCTGGCAATGAAGGTGCCTTAGGCTTGTCAACAACTGGCGGTGGCTTGATTGGGCTGTTGTCTAACGCTAGTAAATTGCCGTTTACTAGCGGCTCTATTGGCAAAACTGTAGAGCAAGCTCCATCATCCGTTGAAAAGATAAGGACCTTTATAGAGAATCTGCAAGATTTAGCTCAGCCGTTATACGATTTGGCTGGTGCATTCGAATCTGTGACTATAACAGGCGACGGTGTAATTGACACAGCAAAACTTAGCAGCAAAGTAACGGCAATTAAATCTATGGTCGTTGCTATCGGAGATGCGTCATGGGCTTCCGTCCTCTCGACTTGGGGTATAAGTACTGCCAATGGCGGCATCTTTGGCGGGCTATTTAGTTTCTTCGGCGGTCCGTCTAATATACAAAATGGCGGAAATTTAATGAGCAGCGTGCAGCGTGTCCTTGGAACAGACGCTGTTGGCACTATGATAACTTTTGTTAAATCATTAGAGCGTTTAGCACAGCCATTGTACAATTTATGCGACGCTTTTGATAGCCTCGGAGCTGAAGTCGGAGAAAATACTCCGGATATTGATGCTACGACGCTAGAAAGCAAAATCGCAGCAATTAAAACTATGGTGACTGCTATTGGCGATGCATCATGGGCTTCCGTTCTTTCGACATGGAGCATAAGTATTGCAAACGGCGGCATTCTTGGAGGACTGTTTAGCTTTTTTGGTGGTAGTAATAGCACCGGATCCGTACTTACTGATTTACTTGGCACTGTAAACGATGATGGGATTGGACAAATAATTAAATTTGCGAATAGACTATCTGCGCTAGCTCCTTCGCTTGGGTCATTAGCGAATGCCTTTTCTTCGATGAAGGTAGACGAAGGCGTGACGTTAGATGCCGACGACGTAGCATCTAAAGTGCTGGCTATACGGGCTATGGTAGAGGCACTAGGCGATACTGCGTGGATCTCCGCTCTTGGCAAATGGAAAATAGGGGTAGCAAATGACGGCGTAGTTAGTGGAATATTTAACGCCATCGGAATCGGAGGCGGATCAAATAGCTGGCTTCTTGATGAGTATGACAGTATAATTCAACAGGACGCGGTTGGCGAAATTACAAGATTCGCTGGTCAAGTAGAGCAATTAGCCACGCCATTGTCCAACTTAATCAGCGCATTTGGCCCTATTATTGACACGTCTGAAGACGCTGAAAAAGTGGTACTAGATGCAGAAGATCCATTTGCTAATGTTAAAAGTGTCATAAGAGACTTGGGTGATTTGTCAACGTTAATAGATGAGGCGTACAAGGAAGGCTATCTTGAAAAGTCTGTTCAGGGCCTATTTGAGCGTTTGTCAGAAGTTATAGGTGATGAAGATAAATTTTCTGATACTCTTGGATCCATTGGAAGATCGATAATGCAGGCAATGGTCAAAGGAATGGTGGCAAATAAAGAAGACGCCCAGGCTATCATTAACGCATTGTTTAGTGACTCTGTTGATTCAGAAGCGTCATCTTCTGGTAAAGATACTGGAGATGTATGGAGCTTAGGCTTGGAAGAAGCCATAGCTCAATGCGGACCAGAAATACAGTCGATTTTCACGTCCGATGAAGGCATCTTAGTGTCATTAACAGATACAATTACAAACTCATCAGATAAATTCACAGACGCTGTTGGTGCCATCATAGATGCCATGAAGCTCAAAATGTCGAGTTATAGATGGACTCTTACTGAGACTATGGCATCCATACTCAACAGTGTAGTTCGAATAGCCAGAACATTTAACTCGGACTTTGTTAATGTAGGCAAATATCTGATAGACGGCCTTATTACAGGACTTAAAGATCCAGATAAGTCCACTGCACTTAGCCAGACGGTTCGACAGATCGGTGAAGGCATGGTACGGAACATGAAAGAGTCGACACAAGTGAACTCACCATCGAAAGCCACCATGGAAATTGGTAGATTTTTGATGGAAGGTCTTAGAATCGGTATTGTTG